CTACATCTTTATAGGGTGTTGGATGAGACCCAGCTGTCGTCAGTGACATATTCCGATACTGCATTTTCCAAAATTCCAAGTCTCGCATCGTCGCTAAACTTCACATAGGAAGTAATATTGACGATATGATCCTTAAAAACATCGGGTGCCTTACCTGATGGTGAATAGAAACCTGCGATAATATATCCATTGCTTGCGTAATTGTCCGGATTGGTCCGGTCCATATTTGAGTATTTCTCAATAAGTTGGTATGGACAATCCAGTTCGAACACCGTCACGGCTCCCATGTTGGATCTCCTTTCGTTAATTGGTTGAACGATGAAAGGAGTGTTAACTGATGGGAGTGTTTCGCTGGTCAAAAACATACTCTCCAAACTAGCTGAAACCTTTGTTACAAAGGTCGATGGATCCGTATAGTTGAAAGGAGATGTGTGGGGAATATACAAGCAAAAAGGTATAAAGTCAAAGGGAACTGATTCTATGAAATTACAACCTGAATCCGGTACCATGGCCAATTCAAGACGCATGGTTAGTCCTCCTCGGAAGGCAGAAAACATTCGTGGAAATGTCAATTGCTCATTTCGGGGTATTCTAACCAAGATATTGTTGGTCGGGGTAAGGGGATCATAACCTGCAAAGGAGTAAGCGAAAGAACCCGGAAATAGGACATTTGCATAAACGAAAGTTTCATTGACATTAAAGGTGCCCAAGTAATTATCAGAAAATTTAAAATAGCGTTTAAGCAAATTCTTTATAGATGGTACACAATCAACAATGTCTCCAGGTTTGCGTTTAGATCTCTCTGACAACATTATAGAACCTTGAGTTCTAGATGTTGAGAGCATATCAGTGGCTGGTTGATAGCCCGCAAACTCAAAATCATCAGTGACTGAGACTGTGACAACACACTTGATGGACGTTGGAGATCCGGCTGGTGAAATAAGAGGCGTAGTTGTGTATAGAGCCAGTTTTCCCAAAGCAAACTTCTGGAACGTGTCAATTGTTAAATCCTGCAAATACTTTGTAGGATTATACAACCAAGACGTCTCAGCATTGAATGGAATCTCTATTTCTACCTCTCTTTGATCACCACCAATATCCAACGTTACACCATGTGATGCTGACCAATCTGCCAGGACAGTAGGGTTAGTATCCTTATAGAACATGGCTGCATAAAGCTTGATTGATTGAAATCTATTCATGAAAAATCTGAATTTATACTTGAGTCCACCTCGCCAATACTTGAACATTGAAGATAATCTATTTATAACATTTGTTTGTTCTGAAACCTTTGCTAACCACAATTGAGATGGGGTTACATAGGTTGCGTACACAGGAGAATTTGATGGAGTATTAAGGTTAATCTCAAAAGTAGACAAATAATTGTCTCGTTTAAGAATCTCCCTAATATCCATCTCATCCTCAGTAGTACCAAACGTATTTAAATCGGATATCCTCTCTGCACCAGCATTAAGCGCCATTCTCTCCACAGGGAATGGATTATTAGAGTTATTAATGGAGTTATACTTTATTAACATGGGAGTAGGGTTCAAAGCTATGGGGACGGCATCCATTAAGGAAGGAGTTATATCTAACTTATCTCCTTCAAGATGCATGGGTAAAGTCGAATTGGAAATATCACTAAGAGTATTATTAATAGTAGTAAAATTAAGCAAACCTTGGGTGAATCTCGTTGGTTCAACGGGTCTAAGAAATCTAAACACAGGATCCTCAACAAAAGCGGAGATTGTAACTGAGATATTTGAAATACCACCACCGATAAGTGGGGAATAACATCTAAACTCTACGTAGTGAGCCACCTCAAAAGGGTCGATTCCGGTTCTATCATATCTAAAAGGAATAACCAGATCTGCTGTAGATGAATTATCTGAAAAATCCAAAATTGCTTTATGACGGAAGTTCATTTCACACATTGCATTGTAAGCGTTACTATAGTAACCGCTTCCAGTGCCATAGGTGACGACTGCTGCCAAAGCTCCTTGTATCTGAGGCGAACCTTGAACAGATATAAGTAAATGGAATTTTCCAGAAAAAGATCTAAAGGTTGATCCGATATTCTTCAAGACAGTATTAGCTTCGAAATAGCTCTTGGGTAGTTGAAACGTTGATAACAAATCTCCTATACCCGCTGTTGTTGGTACTGTAAAGGTATGCATGTGGTAAGGCTTCTTAACTGTTGACACGTAATCGAAATGGGTGTCAGATATATCGTATTGTTCGGGGATATTGGGCAAGGTGCTTACCTTAATATTATTCTGTGCGGTGTACGCAGAGCCAGTACTCTCCACAAGAGGTTTAAGATCCTTGTTAGACAAGAATGCGCCTGTTGTGTCTAGATCACTGACCTGAGGAGATTGTGCCTCCTCCATATTTGTGCTTTTAATAGCACTCATTAATTGTTTAGTCTGTAAATTATTCATAGCGTTGTGAGATCTCTCCAGGTAATTTTGTTTGAGTGGTTAACTAACACTCCCTTTGTGCCTCTATATTAGACCCAGCTGGTCTGGTAATCCCTTATGTTTGAAATCTCCTCGGGTGGAGATCGGACGTCACTAATCTGACGACTGTTACGCAAAATCGAAACTCAACATGTCATTGTAACGATACTCGTAATCTAATGAGTCAAAGTCAATAAGCTTGATATTTATACGTTTAAGGCGAATTGCTTCCAGGAGTTTTGAATGAATCTCAAAGAAGTAATCCTGTCCCCAAAAGTACGCATATCTAAGGGCTGTATTGACAATCATCTCAGTAGACAACGTTGTTTCATCCCTTTGCCAGGAGACCATCTCCTGTATGACAGTCTTGTCCAGTCCGGCGCGGTATTGACCCGACTGTTTATCATAAACGAAATAAGATTTTAAATAATAACAATCCATCAAAGCACGAGTCGGTGTCAATTCTGCATCCTTGGTGGAGGACGTATAATCTATACCGTGCTGCAACATAAAATCTCTCAACACCAAAGCTGACCACTTCTCTCGAATTTTGTCTGAGAAACCAATAATGTGATCATCACCATGCGCATATATCTTAATATTCTTGCGAAAGAAATCAATTGTCCATTGACTTCTTGGCATACTATTAAGAATAGACATGACGACGTACATACGATTCGTAAAACTATTAAAGGAAGTAGTCAGTCTTGATCCTGAAGGATTACCTTGCAGCTTAACGTAAACTTTATCCAAAACAAACATTGGTGCGAAACAGCAACCATCTACCAAAAGAGCTCTCTGGCCAGTGTACTCGTCTTTATAGTATATATTAACTAAACGAGCGTAATAACGGAAAAACTCGGGACGAATGGTGCCATCAAATGCTTTAAAGTCACCATCTGTACAATGTGGAAATCTGGCCAGATCTCGGAACAAATCATTCCAGCGAGAGCTATAAATATTAACTCCAACTGTAGTTCCAATCTCCATGGCGTGTTTAGTCTCCTTATCAATAAAATCATCGAAATACTTTCTCAATAAAATATTATACTCAACAGGAAAATTCATAAATGTGCGCGTTTTTCCAATTGCCACTTTAGCTAGAGCCACTCTCTCATCCTTCAACGTTGTTGTTAACGTGTATGGGAACATCATGTGGTTAGCTATGGCAAAATCGTCGGCCTCTAGAACATCATTCAAAAGCTTACCAATTACCAGGACTCCATCATTATTCTCAATTAAATCCGCTTTCTTAAAACCCTGGGTGTTCCATGGGTAACCTGGCGAGGTTTTCAAATCTAACTTCTCCAAACTTGGGGTGTACCTGGCATTGATAGCGTCATCATACTCAAACGTCTTCAATTTATACTGACCAATAGGATAGTACATATCCTGAACAATAGAAAAAGCCTTCTCCAGTAACTCTGGTGGGAAGGGAATAACTTGTGAACCATACTTGGCTACTGATTTTAGGACTGGTGAAACTTTCTCCGTCAACCTTGGGTCGGATGGATATAAGACCGCAGGTTCCGTCAAATGGGGCTGTAAAACCTCATATAACGGGCTGGGTCTTATTTCTGTCTTTGCATTCTGAAACGGTGGTCGTTTCGCTTTGCCCAGATAATACCAGTTTCCATCCAAATCCGATTCAGCATCAAAAAACTCATCCTCTGTTAATTCGACATCTGTGACGAAACCCTGTGTTGTTCTTGTGAAATGTGAAACTACTTGATCATACATGCTCTGTGTGAAAACTTCAGCGTTGCCACTGTAATTGTCACCCGCGACATGCATACCCGCTATTTTCATACCGTTGTTGGTGCTAAT